TTTGTCACGTCTTATGAAGAGGGCTGGATTTGGCATATCGCCATGCGGCAAGTTGCCAGCGTTGGATTGGTGATCAATACCGATAAAGCCAGACTGATGGACAAACAGCAGCGGGAACGCTATTTCAGTAAAGCGCGTTTGAATTCCGGACAAAATGCGTTTGAATTCCGGACGGGGAATAAACGCATATTTGCCTTGAATTCCGGACGGGGAATAAACGCTTAAAAGTTCCTAATGATTAGCTCGCGAGCGGGTTTCTTTTGGGCTCCGCCACCCACCGTGTAATTGATATCAACCGTATCGATCGCCAACCCATCAAACGCTTTTCGCATTTCAGAAATATCGTTCACTGAGACAATCATTTTGCCTTTGATTGAACGTGCAAGCTCAGCCATCTTGTCATACTGATCAAGACCAAAATCAACGCCATAACCTTCTGTGCCCCAATAAGGCGGGTCGAGATAAAACAGCGTGTGGGGTCGATCATAACGACGGATGCAATCAGTCCAGGTCACATGCTCAATAAAAACACGAGACAATCTTAAATGCGCGGCTGACAATTCTTCCTCAATTCGCAACAAATTAAGCCTAGGTGGTGTAGTCGTGGCCGTGCCAAAGGTCTGATTAGCCACCTTGCCACCAAATGCCATCTTTTGTAGATAATAAAACCGGGCCGCTCGTTGAATATCCGTAAGCGTTTCACCGGGTGTTTGTTTTAGCCAGGCATACATTTGTCGACTGATTAACGCCCATTTAAACTGTCTAACAAACTCCTCTAAATGGTGTTTAACCACCCTATAAAGGTTCACCAAATCGCCATTAATGTCGTTCAACACTTCAACATCGACTTGATGCTTCATAAAAAACAGCGCCGCACCGCCCGCAAATGGCTCGACATAACATTGGTGCTCAGGAAATAAAGGAAGAATTGTTTTAGCCAGACGGCGTTTGCCGCCCACCCAAGGAATAATCGGTTTAGTCATTGAATAATCGCCACTTTAGACTAGCCTTGACATCGCTGTGTGCACAGCACGGTGTCTTGGCTTGAAGCAGCGATGACTGCTGAAAGTGGCCTCGATGAGCGTTAGCGCGTTCATCGGGGTCGCACCGTTTATTTAAAATACGCCGGTATAAATAATCGGCAGTAATGCAATATTGCGAGGTCGTGATACGCCAGAGTAACCACCTGAAGCGCTATCTGCGGCACCCGGAAGATTGTTTGATGTAGCATCTGTTGCGCCACGCAAACGAGCACCAACATAATCATTTACATCATATGCATCGACGCCAATAACCGATTGAGTTGTTGCCCCCACGTCAGACGTTGTACTCAAACTAAATACAGCATCATTGGCTTTGTCATAACCTAATAAAGAGCCTTTTTGTTTAGAGCCCAATCCCCGGCCAGCGTCAACGCCGCGCCCATCATCCCAACCACGAATAAACTCACCCCGTAAATCGGGTAGATTAAACGTTGTCGAACCGTTACCTGGGCCAAACATCGTACCCAAGACTCCAAACAACGCGGAATACGTAGTACGAGATATGGCATCACCGTTAGCTTTTAACCAGCCCGCTGGCGATGTAGACTGGCAAACGTGCCTGATCTCGCCCAATAACGCAGGTTGTACTAAAGCCTGCAGCCCGGTCGCCGGGTTTTGCAACACCCATTTATCCAGAGTCAGGTCAAATCGCAGCTCTGCCCAAAAACCAGATCCGGCGATATCGCCAGCCACCAACGGCTGATTATTACCTTTGACAATCGTTTTAGCCGCCACAATGCCGTTGTTCGGCGTGAATGTGGGTGTAGCCGATGTATTAGCAGCTAGCGCCCGCACATGCAACACCATCCCATGCGCGCCAGACAAATCTGTAATAGCCGGGAAAAATGCGGCAACCAACGCATTAGCAGAACCCACCACGTCCGCATCGGCGATTTTGTAATCATCCAACTGCACTGCAGATTTTGTAGCGTAATCACCTGACGGAGCCAACACAGCAAACTTTGCTTGCAACGCGGCCAGCAGTTGTGTGTTATCCGATTTGTTTAGATTAATCTCGGCCCAGTTGATGACATTCGCAATCTCCATTTGCACCGCATTCAGCCACTCGGCAGTAATTTCTGTCGGGGGGCGATTTAACAGCGCATCCTCCGGAACAAACAAATTATTAATATGTCCAGCACCATCAATCTTGTGCATAACTGACTTCCCCACCGTGACCGGTAATATCTTCAAACCATAAAAAAACGTGAGCCTGCTTAAATGCTTTAAGCGCGTCCCACAAAATACGCGGAGGCACAACAGACCGGTAATAACGTACCCGCAACACATAGCGGCTGCGCGAGCCCCAGCAACGATCGCCAACGCGACTACCCACCCGAAGCGGCCCCACCAAATGATCCACTTGCACCAGCGGTACCGGAAATGTCGTCGCAGGCCCATTGGCGCTCCAGCATCGATCACCAACACGAGAGCCCACAGCCAACATCTTACGCGGCATGGTTTCGGCAATACCGCTTAATGCCGCTTGTGCTTTAGCGCGATAGGCGCTGATGTGATAACTGGCCACGCTGGGCCGATGGGTTTCAATGGCATTATCCAAAACACCCTGAGTTGCTGCCTCCACTCGCGCCAACTCTTGGCCAGTGGCTTCCAGCATCGAAAAACCAAACCCGTCAACACCCCAACTCCAAGCCGCGCCAGGTGGTAATAAATCCAACATGGCATGCGCATATTCAGATGCGCTGTGTGGATAAATCTGCATTAGTGCCAAACCACCGGACTCAACACAAACACCTCACCGGGTTCAGCCGTCAAATCAACCACCGGCGCTAGCCGTGTGTATTGCTGTGTTACAGATGCAATCGCAGCATCGATCTCGGCCATCGTTAATAAAGCTCCTTCACTGTTTTCGGCTAGGACGCGAGCTTTTAACGCTGCAAAAATGGCTTGGCGATTAATATCGCTATCCACCACCGGCAATAGATCAATCGCAACTGTCACCCGACGCACAATTGGCGCAACAACCCGCCAATCGGCCGTAGCCGGAGCAATCCCATCTAAATAAGCAGATACTGCGTCTAACACCGCTTGTGTCGGTAAACGATCATCCAATGCATCGCAAATAGGCCGCACAATCACCGTACCGATGCCCAATACATGCGTTTGCACCAACGCGCCAGATACTGACGGGTGCGCCGCACGCGCCCACAGCCGAAAATCTTCCGGCTTACCGGCACGGCCGCCGCGCGTGACCATCGTCCACCATTCGTCTGCCACGCGGATTCGCCAGTCTTCCAGCAACTCTTCAGGCGCGCCGCCGGTCAACCCGGCCGCATTGACGGTTAACGTATTGCTCACGCCAGGGACTGGATCAACCAGCGTTAACGTCAAGCCAGACAACAAATTGCCCGCACTGCCGGGCGTAATGCAGCGCACAGAAACCGCTGTATTGCCAGCGCCCAACATCACAGCGGCCAATACTTTGTAATCCAGACCGTTTTGGCCACGTAAAACCGTATCCGCCAAAATCTCGGAGCCCGCGGTACCGGTCGCCAACACAATGCCGACAGCTGCTGTAGCAGCCAACCGCTGCACGGCATACAAAGCGGCCCAGTCGTAAAGACGATCTAAATTGCACGTCAACGGATTGCACTGCTGATCGACCCACTCTAAATGACCATGCACGCCATGACATGACCGCGCCCAAGCGGCGGCCAGCGGCCCACGCAACACAGCAGGCATGGCGGCCAAATCGGTATCAATGCGGTTTTTTAACTCAGGATAAGCCGGGCGGGCGTAAACAGTCACAGCGGCACACTCATATTAAAGGTGCGACCATTGTGCACACCGCTGATCAGCATAAACAGACTGGAAACGTTTCCAGCCACGGGTTGCTCAGATACAGAAACAGCCGTGACACCATGATCCAACAAGGCTTGCTCCACCATACTCAGCGCCTCGCGCCTTGCAGCATCCGTCAGTGCTTGGCGGCGCACATGCCACAAGCCGGTACCAGCATCCGGATCGGCCCACCAGCCGCGCCGCTCGTAACGATCGGTTACACGGCTTTCTGGCGCTTCGGCATCAGTAAACAGCACGGTATAAACCAGAGTTTGAATCGCTGCGTCTTCGTCGCTGGCATCGTCAAACACCAGGTCAAAAACTGCGTTATCGGTTTGGATGAGCTTCAGCATCTTAATCAACAGCCGCTTGAATCGCTGCATAAATATCGGCTGGTTCAGTGCCGGACAAAACAGGGGTTACACCGTCTGCGCCGGGGATGGCCAACAGCGCATTTAATGCCGTTTCGATGTCCGTGCTATTAGCATCAACGCCTTCGGTCGCCAACATCAAAAATGAAAGCCAGTAGCCTATCATCGGATGCCCGGCATATTGCTGCCCCCACAACCACGCCCACGTTGCAATGCCGCGTTGAGCGCCGAGCACAGCCACAAATGACTTTTGTACAATCGTTTTACCAACTTTGCGGGTCGGTGTAGGCAACGCAAGCCCAAAGTTATTGAGCATGGCGTGTAGCTGGGCTTTTTCTGTTTCGCGCCCTGCTAAATGCGCTGTTATTTGATCTTGCGTCACAGTGCCAGCCACAACACTGGGCAACGCCTCGCCCGTTTCCGGATCAAACTGTGCTTTGTAAATGACCAGCACGTCATCATCTGTTTTAGATGCCGACAAATTGGCCGCGCCGGTTTGCAGTTTTGCAATTAAATCGAGTGTGTTTTGATCTAACATAATTTAAGCCGTGGTTGAGTCAGTGATTAAGCCGAGTGCAGCCAGCGCTGTCAGCAGCGATGTAAGCGCCGTGCCGTCTGTGCGTGAACCGGTAACAGTGGGTTTTGTTGCTGGAGTTGCGCCAAAAAAACCAAGCTGGTTATTAAGTGCATCAATGATTGTTGTTGGACTACGGTCTGCCGTGCCTGCTGCACCGGTTTGCGCGGTTTGGATTTGAACGCGTGAGTTGCCTGAGCCGGTTGCGATACCACCCGCCAATACCAATGTGCCGCCGCTTTTATCTGTTGCTCCGGTTGTAGCGCCCCCTGCTTGCACAGTAAGACTTGATCCGGCTTGGTTAGCTGTGGTTTTGCGTGCCAGCCACCAAGTCCGTGCGGCCTGACCATTCCAATCCAGGTCTTTTGTTGGGTTAGGCACGTTAAACCCAAACTTTGTCGGTCCGTAAACTGCAAAAACGTTGTCGGTTGTAAAGTTGATGCCGGTTGCATCTGTCGCTAAAACAATGCTCATGTTGGCTGAAACATCTAGCGTGTATGACGATAAAGCCAGCGTGTCATAACCAGATGCTGTGACATAAATGCCTAGCGCCGCAGAATAAGCGCCTGCATTACAATATGTCCCAACTGCTACCCCGCCCTCGGCTGTTACTGTGCAGTTATTACCAACAATAACAGCATATGTCGACGATGCTGCAACTGAACATGAAGTCCCAACAATTGCTATGCCAGCCGAGGAATTGCCGATATTATTCAGATTGCCGAGTATGGCTGCATTATTAGAGCCACTTCCGACGGTGTTAAGTCCGCCGACAATATTTGCATTAGAACTAACAACATTACTCCGCCCACTGATCGAGTAGATCGTGGCGCCTGAATTAATGGTATTGCCCGATCCATGCACAAACTGATTGCCGGTATACTTTAAAGACTCGCCTGTGCGCCCGATCAACTGTGCATAGCGCATATGCGCGTCGCCAGCATAATGCGCCTCGGTAATAGGCAAATTGATGTCAGACAACGATCCAGAGTAAGGGTATGTCGGCAACACAAACCCTGGATCATATGCCAGCATGTCATCAACAGTTTGCAGCGAGTCATCACGAATTGCTTGTAAGTTCTCAATTGCAGAAAACAGCATGTTATCTAACAAGCCGTCGCGCAAATAGATGTTGTACAGCGGGTTGTTATAGCTGCCCGTAAACCATCCGACCGCTGTTATAAAGATATTCCCGTCGGCGTCCAGCATTTGAAACGCTGTACCGCCGCCACCCACAGCCATTGTATAAGGGTTGACGTAACGTTCGCGATATTGCTCAGTTGCAAAATAATTGGCTGTTAATCCGCTGTAGTAATAATGCACGGACGTTATAGGCTCATATTTCATAGCCTCAATGATTACCAAATATCGACGGTATAAAACATCATAAGCGCGGGTTTTTGCGTCCGTTGCATATACCCACGCTCCTATGCCGTAATCGAATACGTGATAATCCGAAGGCCTTGCGGGCAATGCCGTGGCTACCGGTGCGCCGGTGTCAGGAATCCAATGTGTATCAGTAGCCACGGACTCATCAACCAATAGATAATCTAATCCAGGGTTTGCTGCGGCTTGAATATCAATCGAGGGCCCCGTGTAAATAAACTGAATTTCACCCAAAGCTGTAAAAAATGCGCATTTCATTTTTTCACCGTCAGCGCGATGTAATCGACTTTAAGTTTGACGTAACTGGTATTCCAGGTATTTGCTGCATTAACAAGCTGGTATGACACGGTGTAAATCTGCGCATCACTTGCCCCGACATAATCAAATAACATGCCTGACAATGTTTGTTGTTTTGCCGCATTGATTGATGGATGAAAATAAAGACTCCCCACAAACGTCCCACCTATCGAGCGCCAAAGCGAGATAACGACCGTTCCGGGCGTTGCATCGTTATGCTCAATAGTCACGTTAAACAAGAATATGCGTTTGATTGAGACTCCGGGTGGTTGAGTTGCCAGTGAACCAGGAAAATAGGTTAATCCAGCAGTAACAGCCGCTGCGGCATTAGTCAGGGTAATCCAGTTTGTGCCAAACTCATCGATATTCGAAATCGCGTTATTTTTGATTTTAACCCCACCAATGCTCAGGTCCTCAACATTGGCCTCTTTGATATATGTAACCCCGCCTACGATTTTAAACGGCACATTGGCGGGATTGGGGTTATTGCCGTCTGTGTAGGGCGTTGATCCCGATACAAACACAAACTTATCGGCCTGCACTACAAATGCCGATGTAGGTGCGACACCATTGGTGGCCATATCGCTGTAAGTTGCGAATCCAGTTATATGACCATTGTTGTTAAGCGTCACGCCCCAGCGTGCGGACAATCCATTTTGTGTCGATGCCAGGGTTGCGATCGATGAGGTATGACCACCTACTGTTGATGACAATGTTGAAATACTTGCACTCAGCGCGCCATCAGCATTGGCACGGGTGATGGCTTCGGTTGATAAATCAGCCGAAACAGTACCAATGGAGCTGCTCAGGGACGTAATGCTGGCACTCAACGCACTGTCGGCATTGGCGCGGGTGATCGATTCGGTCGATAAATCAGCCGAAACGGTACCAATTGAGCTGTTCAGGGAAGTAATACTGGCGCTCAATGCACTATCTGCAGTCGCACGCGTGGCGGATTCAGTAGATAAATTAGCCGAAACGGTACCAATTGAACTGTTAAGAGTCGTAATACTGGCGCTCAATGCACTATCGGCAGTCGCACGAGTGATTGATTCGGTCGATAAATCAGCCGAAACGGTACCAATTGAGCTGTTAAGAGTCGTAATACTGGCACTCAACGCACTATCGGCATTGGCGCGGGTGATCGATTCGGCTGTTAAACTGGCAGATACAGTTCCGACTGTCGAGGATAACGCGCTGACATTTGCATCGATCACAGCATCAGCCGCTGCGAATGCATCACTAATTTCTAATCGTGCTAAATCAATCGCATTGTTTAATTCAGACTGTGCATCACTGACAGCTGTATTGATTTCGACAGATATCGCCGCTGCTTGTGCAGCAATCGTCGCAACCAGAGCGGCCTCTGATGCCGAGATAGCATTATTTAGGTCGTCAGGTGTCACGCCACCGCCGCCACCCGATCCACCGCCACCCGATCCACCACTGCCACCACCCACTGGCGGACCGCTCACGCCTGATCCAGGCTGAACGCCGGAGTGCACGTGATTTTTTAATGAAACACCATCCGCGACCACATCGCCGCCGGTCACAACCACTGTCGGCGCGCCGGTTATCGTGACCGCATGCCCACCGCCCGCCACAGCAATACCGCCGCGTTGCAGGGTGACACTGTGGCCGATATCGTCATGCAGCGACACTTCGCCAGACTGCAAATCCATTTGATAACGCTTGTCGCCAACCATAATAGCCACTCCATAGCTACGATCGCCGGACGGGAATAATAAATAGGACTGCGAGCCTGGCTGTGGATGATAACTAAACCCATAGGGCTCAACACGCGCCAAATTATCCAGCACCTCACCATCCAACACCTTGGCTTGCACCTTATCATTACCCACCAGCGTAGAAACGCCGTGGGCAAACAGCAACTGCAACCTATTCCACATCTGTTGCATACATCACCTTATCTGCTTTGTTTTTGCTGGCTTTCGGTTTGCTCGCGCCTTTTTTGCCGCCGGATTTTTCCTCGCCAACAAACGCTTCACGCTTCATGACGGTCAGCCGGGTCATGCTGCCGCGTTGGTCGTCCAGCGTGAATGCGCGATCGCCGATGAGATACACGCCGTCGATATCTTCGTCCGGAATCATCACCCGCACCTGCGTATTCACCGCCCAAACGCCTTTTTCATGCGTCCAGCCGTACACCTCCAAATCAATCCGATGCGAGCGGGCCAAACGGCGATTGCGCTCTAACTGGGCACGGCGATCGCAACCGCCCACGCCTTGCCCGGACTTATCCGCCATGATATGCAACGGGCGAAAATAACTAATACCGCCGTCTTTGACGTTGCCTTTCAATGCCTGGTCATTTTGGTAGTCGTAACCTTTGACCAGGTACTCGCTAAACCGCAGTTTGTATTCATCCACCACGGTGTAGCTTTCGATATGGTCTCCATATAATAAGGTGGCGACCGGAGGTTTTTCGGTGGGCGTGGTCAGGATCAAGCCGCCATCAGCCGTGGGATACAACAACAAATTCGCCGCGCGGGCCGCGTTGATCAGCGCATTGGCCGGGGATTCGCATTGCATGGCAAAATCCGGCACTACAAACGTCTCGACATCAATCTTCACAGGCACTTTAAACAGGCTGCAAAGCTGCTTCACAATCTCGCCCAGTTTCAGGCCTGATAGGGTTTTGGAGTATTGGCAATCGATCAACTCCCGGCCCAGCGAACGTGCTTCGATAGTAATGCTGTGGCTTTCCGCGTCGACATAGCGGCTAATTTGATCAGGGCGAATGGTTTCAACGACCGTATCGCCGATCAACACCTCGATCTTGGTATTGGCATCCACACCCAAGCGCTGGCCGGTACCGGGCCTTGTCACCGCCAACCCTACCGACGAAGCTAAATCATCCACGGAGGAACTGATGTGAACGTTTTGCCAATAAGCGTAGCGCTGGCCGTTAAAACGGATCTCAACCATACACACGCCCACGCACAAACAACGGATGCTGCACGCCATTACGGGCAATCAACACCGCTTCATCGATCTGCAAGCGATGAGCTAACACGGTGGACGGCAGCGGCGAAACCACGTCTTTAATCACTTGCGGCTTTAAATCCTGCGCCATAACGGCTTCAATCAAAGCCGTACGGGCGGTGACAGCCGCTTGAAACACCGCATCGGGGAACGTAGGTAACAAAGCTTCGTAGGCGATATCGACCGTTTGTAATGAATCGGCCCGATCCGCCTCGGTGGTAAAATCCGCCAACGCCACCTGCATGGCCGCCGCTAAAAACAAGCGGCTTTGCAAAGCATGTTCTGCAATTAAATTAATACGCGTCGTCGTTTCCAGCGCGGTCAAACCGGTCACGGCATACGCAGGACGGGTGGACAGCTGCGCCAAACGCGCCACCAATCGTGGCCGATCCGTCGCGGGTAAATCGTGCTCATCCGCACCCAGACCAACGCTGTTGACCAGGCTATTCAGCATCGCGGCATATTGATCCGGCACACCGGCCAGCGTGGCGATATCGTTTTTAAACCCGGCAATACCGGTTAAAACCTGCTGTGCCCAACCCATCGGCAACGCCGCAAAGCTGATGGCATTGCGGACAAACTCCAGCCCGCCTTGCACCGCGTCAGTGAACATCGCCAAACCTTCGGCACCCATAGTCAACAGATCAAAATCACCCAGCGCACTATCCGCCAGGTCACCAATGGCCGCATTGGCCAAATCGGTTTTATCCTGCGTCGGCGTGGCGGGTTGCTCGCCGCCGGGGACAAACTCAATGGTGACGGTGCAAAAACCCTGCTCGTTATTAGTTTCACGGCGCGACCAGCTGCGGGCTCGCACCCACAACCGACCCAGCCAGGGATGAATCAACCACTCAGCGCCGGGCTTGTTCAGCTCAGCAATCAAAGCATCCGCGTCCGTGTCGTATTGATCGCCTAGAAAATAGGCATTGAGTGAGTAATCCCAAGCCTTGCCGCCCAAATCCTCCACCAGCGGCTGTTCAGCGCCAGGAAATTCATGCACAGCCAACCGCCGACCGCCTTTAGCCTCATGGCTGTCGGTTAAAAACTCGATATCGCGGAAAGCGGCAGTTTGCCAGCGGTCGCGGTAGGATTCGGCCATTACGGCGTACCTCCGTTCCACATATTACCCGTGCTGCCTTTAACCTCAGTACTGGCGATACCCTTGGACTTATGCTTATCCACCCGTGCCACATAACCCATATCTTTAGGTTCTATCACGACGTGGACTAAGTTTTTTGCCTCCTGCACCAAGTCATAAGCAGCTGAACCAAGCGTCGTGTCTTTGTTGCCAGTAAGATTACGCACTTGATCATCGATCCATGGCTTAACAGTGTTATCGCCAAAATCTTTGCCAATGTTCCAGCCGACAATAGCCGCTAACGCTGCACCAAATTTGGAAATACCACCGGCTGCCACAGTGGCGGCACCAGACAAACCCGAGCCACCACCCAGTGATAACGCCGATATTCCAGCAGCAGCGCCCATAGCCATAATCGGCGGCGTGGCCCCCACGACCGCCGAGCTCAGCTCGGGATAGCGCTGCGACAAATCACTAAAACCCTCAGCAACCCTGCTGATGATGGGTGTCAGGTTATCCATAGCGTTTTTCTGGGCGATAGCGGCTTGCTGCTCAGCTTCTCGCACCTTAAACATTGGTGAATCAGTCATCACAGCCTGATCTTTGTCGATCTCGCCACCAGACCTAACGTCATTGGCCTGCACTTCTCGGACGACCTGATTTACAAAATCACGATTGTTCATGTATGACATGAAACCCATCAGCGCTTGTCTATCCTGAATTAACTTGCCAACACCAGAGCCTTCAGCGATTTTTGCCATGCTTTCAAGCGTGGTAGTACGCTCTTCGCTGTTTTTGCTGTTCTTCAGCTTTTTTTGCAGGTCTTGGTAATTTGTATTTTTCGATACGCTTTTATCCAGCAATTCTACAAATGCATCAATGGAGTCAACCCCTCTGGCTCTCCGTTTTTGCAAATAACCGCTTAAATCAACACCAAGTTGCTTTTGGACATCCTTTGCGCTATCCGAAGAATTAAGTTTCTGCAACATATTGACAACGTTGTTGCCTGCTTCGTCTTTAGTGCCCGCATTTAGAACAGCGCCTTGGTTGATGCCGACCAACTTGGCAAAACCGGCTTTACCAGAAATGCCCGAAGCACCTGCCGCCGCCATTTGTTGTGGCAACCACTTAGCCATGTTTTCTAGCTCGAAATTCCCGGCTTTGCCGCCCGCATGCGCCATATTGAGGATATTTGAAAAATCTTCTGGCGCAATACCAAAACCTTTGATGGCCTTAATACCGATTTCGGCCAGACTGGTTGCGCTGGCACGCGATGCATTCTGACCTTTCATCAACGATGGCAACATCTTCATAGCATCCGTTGGGGATACTGATCCTGAGTTAATCAGGGTTTCTAATGCACCGGCCGCATCATCACGCGTACCGCCTTCTTTGATTGACGCATTGATAGAGCTTTCAAGTTCTTTAGCGCCGACCATGCGCCCGGATTTATCACGCTCACGGAACGCGGTATTGGCCATATAGCGCAACCGCTCATCAAAGCTCATCGCATTCATGACCGGCTGTTTTAGCATGTATCCACCCGCCAATAGACCAGCGCCACCAGCAGCAACGCCGCGAATCCGCCCCTGCGCAGTTTCAAACGCCTGCGCGGCCTTGGCGGCTTTTTGTTGCTCCGCTGTCAGCTTGCCCATTTCATTGGTTAATCGGGTGATTTTTTGGCGGGTTTTGTCCGCTGCGCGGCTGAGTTCGTCTTGGCTGACTTTGCCGGATTGCGCCAAGCGCTTATAAGCGGCTTCGGTTTGCTGGATTTCGCGGCGGATTTTTTGCTCTGAGCGCATGCCCAGCGTTTCGCGGGCTAAGGATAAGCGCTCGTGGCTTTGGCGTTGGCGGTTGTTGGATTGGTTGACCCGGTTTTCAGTCTGCTGGGTCATCTGCTCAACGCGCCTGGCGACTCTATCCAGACCACTTGTCGCGCCTTTATCGACAAACTTCAGTCTTAATTCGGCTTCAACGGCATTGGACATAAAAAAACTCCGGATACGGGATGTACACGGAGTTTATAGGGGTGATGCAGGATTGGTCAGGCTGGAAACGTTTCCAGCTAACACCAACCCTTTATCATTATTATTCGAACTTACGCCCGTCCATAGCCGCAGCCATCTTGGCCCACATAAACAACTCGGTCAGCGGCAAGGCTTTGGCGATGGGTAACGGCTGATTCAACACCTTAGCCACTAATCCGACGGCAGTGATGATGCGGATGACTTTTTTTCAGCGGCCTCCGCAGAACCATCGGCCTCCATGGCATCCTTGTCCAGCATATCCGATGCAATCTTTTCCGCCCGCACATAATCCGGGCCGCGCATCTGCTTAATCAGCGCCTCATCCGTGCCGGTCAGCGACGCAATCAACGCAATCCGCATC